ACTAGCTCCTCCTTATGATAAAATTACACATGCTGATAAAATTGTAGCAGTAAAGAAAAAAGAAGCTGGACAAAAAATTCTTCCAGAAGCTTCTATGCTAGGTAAAGAATGTTCTGAATGTAATGATGGTCATTATAAAGAAGAAAAAGGTAAAATGGTTTGCGATGAATGCGGTCATATGGCTAAAAATGAAATGAAAGAAGCTTCTGTTATTAAGAGTCATGCTATGAATATGGCTAAACAGGCTCTTCATAAATTAAAGCCAAAAATGAAGTACACTATGCATACTAAAATGAAAACACCAAAAGAACATATTAAGATGGATGAAAGTATTCTTTCTGATGAAGAAAAAGCTCGTCTTGATTCTATCATGAATACAGAAATGGGAGAATAAGATGGAACACAAATATCTTAATACCATTAAAGCAATTAAAGCTAAACGTAAAGAAATGCAAAAAGAAGAAGTAGAGACTAATGAAGGTATTGTAAAAGGTACTGCTTCATTAGTTAAGCATGCTGTTGGTGTACCGGTTAAAACAGCCGGTAGAGTTGCAATGGGCGCAGTAAATGCAGTTCATTCAGTAGCTAGTGGCGTTAAAAATACAGTAAAAGATGTAAAAGATGCATCTAAAAAAGTAAAAGCTGCATATTCTGAAGAAGTAGATCTTACTGAAGTATTAAAAGCATCTGATCCTGTTGGTAAGTGGATTGACGATTTTGTTCAATCTGATAATCCTAAGTTTAAAGATAAAACTAAAGAAGAACGTCGTAAGATGGCTTTAGGGGCTTACTATGCAGCTCAAAAAGAATCTTACGAAAATTCAACCGAAGAATTAGCAGAAGGTCGTGGACGTCCTCCTAAAGAAGGTTCTAAAGCATGGCATGCTGCACAAACTAAATCTTCTGCAGGAGAAAGCTCCGATCAAGAAGCAGATAAGAACATTGTTAACCAAATGAGAAAGAAACCTGTAGGTGACACTCATCATCTAATATTTGGTAATGGTGAAAAGAAAAACGTGCATGTAAAGCATGTCAATAAAGCACTTTCTATGTTAGCTAATACTCCAAAACCTGCTGATAGAGAAAAACTTCAATCAAGTCTAAGTCATTCTCATAAGAGATTTATGGATACTGTTACATCTGGTAAAGCAGTAGAAGATTCAGCTCGCCCTAAAGTATCACTTGGCAAGATGAAAGCTGAAGCTGTAGAAATGTCAGATACAGGTCCAGAAAAAGCTTATATTGAGAATGGTAAATTGGTAGTAAGAAAAAAAGCAAGAAAAGATATAAAAATTGAAAATCTTGACCTAGAAATTGAAAATTCACTAAATAATTTATACTTAAATTTATCAGAAAACAATCAAGAATTGTTTTTAGATCTAATTTCTTCTGAAGATGGATTATTAGATTTAATTAATTTTGCTAAGGATCAAGGATTTTAATATGAGTACTGTAATAAAGCCATTGGCAAATACTATCAATATTGATTCAACAGCCAATAATATGAATGGAGCAACTTTGTTGAAAGTTGTTAATTCATCTACAACTACATATGCAACTTTAGTATTTAAATATGCTAATGGTACTCAATACGCAGATTTGCCAATGGCACCTCTAGAAAGTGTGATTGTACAAAAGGCAAATACTGATTTAGTTATTGGAAACAGTATGTATGCCTGCGCAATTGCTTGGCCAAAAGGATAATACAAATGAAACTTATTACTGAAGTAAATGAAGAATTAAAATACATTGCTGAAGATAGCGCTGAAGGTAAAAAGAACCTTTATATTGAAGGTATATTCCTTCAAGGAGGTCTTGTAAACCGTAATGGCAGAATGTATGATCCTGAAATTCTTGAAAAAGAAGTCAATCGCTATCATAAAGAAAATATTGATGCAGGGCGTGCTTATGGTGAACTAGGTCATCCATCAGGTCCATCTATCAATTTAGAGCGCGTTTGTATGATGATTAAGTCTCTTAGAAGAGAAGGTAATAACTTCATTGGTAAAGCTAAGATTATGGATACACCATATGGACAGATTGTAAAAAACCTTATGTCAGAAGGTGCCAGACTAGGTGTTTCTTCTCGTGGTATGGGCTCTTTAAAAGAAGTAAATGGTGTAAATGTAGTTCAAGATGATTTTTATCTTGCTACAGCTGCAGACATTGTTGCTGATCCTTCCGCTCCAGACGCTTACGTTAATGGTGTTATGGAAGGCGTTGAGTGGGTTTGGAACAATGGTGTATTAAAGGCTGCTGCTCCTCAAAAAGCAGAAGAGCTTGTACAGGTTGCAGAAGTTCATAAAGAAGTAATTAAGAAAGCATCTAAATCTGAATTAGCTGAAGCTAAGATTAGAGTTTTCCAACATTTTCTTTCAAAATTATAATTTGCATAAATAGTTCATATAACACAGGAGATTCTAATGGATAATGTAAATAATCAAGTAGATGTAAATGAAGCAGATGCTGCTTCAAATATGTCCACAATTCAAGCAAAGCCAACTGAAGTGTCACGTTCAGAGCTTATGGCAAAGATGGTAGACTATGCTGCAAAAGCAAGCAAAGAAGATCTTGCTGCCTTTATTGCTAGCATTGGCGGTGAGCCAGCTGAAAACGATCATGTACCTACTAATGATGAAATTGCTAACAACAATAAAGGTGCAGAAAACGGTGCTGGTGATAATTCTGCTAAGAATATGGCATCAATTAAATCATCTGGTAAGCATGCAGATCCAATGCCATCAATCAAAGAAGATCTAGAAATGATTTTCGGAGATTCAGATGACCTTTCTGAAGATTTTAGAGTTAAAGTTTCTACACTATTTGAAGCAGCAGTTTCAACTAGAGTAAACTTAGAAGTTGCTAAGATTGAAGAAAATTATGAGACACTTCAAAACAATCTATCAGAGCAATATGAACAAGCTCTTGAAGAGTCTGTAACCGAAATTAAGAATGAAATGGTAGAAAATATTGATAACTACCTAAATTATGCTGTTGCTGAATGGATGACAGAAAACAAACTAGCTATTACTAATAATATTCGCACTGAGATGGCAGAATCATTTATTGCTAGTTTGAAGAATGTATTTGAAGATCATTATGTAAATATTCCTGAAGATAAGGTTGATGTTGTAGAAGCATTAACTTCTGAACTAGAAGAAATTAAAGCTCGTTTGAATGAAACAACTGAAAAGAATATTGAATTATCAAAGGTTGTTAATGAAAAGAACGTAGCAGAAATTGCTAGTTCAATGGCAGAAGGAATGACAGATACTCAGAAAGACAAGTTCTTTAAGCTTACTGAGGCTGTTAGCTATAATGATGCTGATGAATTTCGCAAAAAGATTGCTATCATTAAAGAAACATATTTCCCAAAGGCTCAGGAAGTAAGAGTTGCTCAGGATCAGCTTCTTAGCGAAACTGTTGAAGAGCCTGTAAAGGAGCCTTCACTTGATCCTAATATGCAAAGCTATGTTTCTTCAATCTCAAGAACTCTTAAAAGATAAAATTTAATAAATAAGTTAATAAACACTCTAAAGGAGAAAGACAAATGAACGGTTTAAATGAAGAATTAGTTGCAAAGTGGAAGCCAGTGCTTGAGCACTCAGATCTTCCAAGAATTGCTGACGCCCACAAGCGTTCAGTAATTGCTACACTTCTAGAAAATACTGAAAAGGAAATGCGTTCTGAAGCAATGGCACGTGGTTCTTATAACGGTATTACATCTCTTAACGAAACTGGTATCAATGCTGTTGGTACTGGCGGTTATGGTTCAGCTGGCGGCTCAGGCGTTGCTGGTTACGATCCAATCCTTATCTCATTGATTCGTCGTGCAATGCCTAATCTTATTGCTTATGACGTTTGCGGTGTTCAACCAATGACTGGTCCAACTGGACTTATCTTTGCTATGCGTTCACAATATGCAAACTCAACTGCAAAAGGTTCAGAAACATTCTATGACGAAGTTAACACTGGTATGTCATCTGGCTTCAATGGCACTGGCGTATTTGGTCAAGGTACTGGTTCAGGCATTGGTGCTAACAACGTTGGTTCAACACCTGACAACACTGGCGGTGTTGGTTCATACAACTATCAAGCTGGTGCTCCTACATCAACAGCAGAAGCTTTTGGTACAGGTACTACATTCCCAGAAATGGCCTTCTCAATTGATAAGGTTTCTGTAACTGCAGTATCACGTGCTCTAAAGGCAGAATACACTATTGAATTGGCACAAGATCTAAAGGCTATCCATGGATTGGATGCTGAGACTGAATTGTCAAACATTCTTCAGTCTGAAATTCTTGCTGAAATCAATCGTGAAGTTATTCGTGCTATTAACATTACTGCACGTCAAGGTGCTACAGACGGTACTACACAAGCTGGTATCTTCGATCTTGATACTGATTCAAACGGCCGCTGGTCAGTTGAAAAGTTCAAGGGTCTTATGTTCCAACTTGAAAGAGAAGCTAACAAGATCTCAAAAGACACACGTCGTGGTAAGGGTAACCTAGTTATCTGCTCTTCAGATGTTGCATCTGCTCTTCAGATGGCTGGCGTACTTGACTATACACCTGCTCTTGCTTCTAACAACCTACAAGTTGATGATACTGGCAATACATTCGCTGGTGTTCTAAACGGACGCTTCAGAGTATATGTTGATCCATATACAACTGGTAACTATATGACTGTTGGCTATAAGGGTGCTAATGCATTCGATGCAGGTATCTTCTATTGCCCATACGTTCCACTACAAATGGTTCGTGCAGTTGGTCAAGCAGACTTCCAACCAAAGATTGGATTTAAGACTCGTTATGGAATGGTAGCAAATCCATTTGCTCGTTCACAACAAGGTTCACCAAATCTTTCAGACGGTACACTATCTGCTTCTACTAACAGCTACTATCGTAGAACAATCATCCAAAACATCTTCTAATAGAAGAACCGGGTTAACCGGTCGAACTAAAAAAGGCCCCGAAAGGGGCCTTTTTCTTTATTTAAATTATTTTTTATAAAGCCAAGTATTAAATATATCTGCCATTTGACATACTTGTTCACTTGTCATAATAACGCCGTTCACCTCATTGCCTGGTGATGCTACAAGTTCATTAATATGCTTACACCATTCAATAGACTTATCTAAAGCCCATTGACGATTCCAAATACGATCTGCTTTCTCGCGACGAGCAATACTTTCTGGTGTTTCTTTTGGAACTTCAAATTCTTCATTCATTCTGTTACTACCTTTCTCCATTGACCATCTTTACGTTTTAACCAAAGATCGCCATCATCACCTACTGCCATTGTTACTGCTTTATTAGGATCTGGTTGATGCATTCTCACTAATGATATTTTATATTGATCAGGATTATCAAATTGTGTCTTCTTCATTTCTGTAGTATCAACTTTAGATGCACCATTAAGAGTTATACTAAAAGCAGTATCTAAAGGTACACCATCTGCTGTTGCTGCTCTTGCTCCTTCAGCAACCAAAGCAAGAGGAGCTACAGGTAGGAATGCAAAGAAACTACGACGATTCATTGTTTCACCTCCGGTAATGGTGCCTTAGGAGCTAATCCAATCAATGCATCAATCATTTGTGGAGTGACTACAATAGGCAATCCATGCTTATCCAAACCTGAACCAAGACCTTCTTGTACCTTAAGACCAGCAACTGCCTGAAGAATAGGAAGTGCAGAAGCAAGCTTAGTAGCAATATAACGATCGTTAACAGCTTTCTGAACTGATTGATCAAACTCAAACGTATCTGCCCATCCAATAAAGTCTAGAGTAATACCAACAGAAGCAAAGTATTCTTTTACGCTCTTTTGAATACTTTCCATCATAGGTACCATATCTTCATTAGCCTGATCAAATGTACGTTTGCCGATTTCAGCACAAACAAGTGTCTGAACCTTCTTACGGCCTACATCATCCATAACATTAGCCAATGAACGCCCATAATAAACAGATGTAAAGATTACTTGTGGATCATTACGATTACCTTGTTGTGGAACTACACCAAAGCGGTAAAGAAACTTAGCCGCATCAACTTCTGATACAGATGCGCCAATAGAAACACCTGCTGTAATATTCAAACCTTCCTTTGATTGACAAGGAAATGATTGATCTGAAGAAGCAGTTCCACGATTAGCAGACTTTACCCATTCACGAGAGTAGGGGGTACGATCAACAATAATCAAACGACCTGTAGGTACATAAAAGTCCCAATTCAAAAAGCCGCCTGAATTACTCAACTTAGCATGAGGAACAATAAAACGCTTTGCAGCAATCTTATTATCACTCAAATATGATTCAGAATCAAACTTGGCTTGAGTATCTTTGTTTGCACCAACATCTGGAATCCAGAATGCTGATTCATTAGGAAGAATTGTATATGCTTCTGTCTTGTCAACAGTATCAGCATATGCAAATGCCTGTTGAGGATGTGCAATTATCACAAGCAATAACAGCGCAGTAGATGCAGCCAGAAATTCTTGAATTTTATTCTTCCAAATAGCAAACAGAGTAACAAAAAGCACTAGCGTTGAAATAAAATACACCGTGTTATTGATTGCAAAAACAAAACTCGTTGTAAGGTAAGTTGTTGTACTGTTATCAAATTGACTGCCTGCAACAGATCCTGTAATCAAAGTAGCCAAAGGATTAACTATACTAATTATTGTCATATAGACAAAAAAAGTAATAGCAGTTTTAATAATATTGCCGATCATTATAAATGCTCCATTATAAAGCGTTACAGTTTAATTAAATCTTCTAGTTGATATTTCTGTGACATATAGCTAGAAACATTGTCTAAGACTGTTCTTTCTAAATCACCTTCACGTCTAGGATATTCATTAACAGTAAAGTCTACATTATTAACTTTTTTAAAAGCTCTAATAATAGCTCTTACTG